GTTGCTTTCTCTAACACTCTTAGCCTCTACCGCTTCAGTTGACTCTCGTTCTGCTTCTTCTATTTGAAGATTTTGTAAGCGTATCTGTCTGTCTCTGTCAGCAAGTCTTTGCTGTTCTTCAATAGCAGCTTGTCGCAATGTTAACGCTTGGGCAGGAGCATATTCCTGGATAGCTTTGGAAAGGTTAATCATTCCAGCAGGAGTAGAGGCATCAGCAGTTTTAATAATATCTTCTAGTTTTTCAGACTGAGTTCTAACGTCTAGGCCCAACATTCCACCCACATTCCTGCGGAGTGCTTCTTGTCTCTGGGGCATCTGCATAGCTAAAGCAGATACTAGAGGAGCCTGAGTCCTAGCAAGTCCTGTAAGACCACCAGTTAACTCACGCCCTTTGAGTATCCCTTCGGTCAGCATACGCTGTTGACGTTGAGCAGGAGTCTCAATAATGTCGCTAAATAAAGATTGTATGTTAATAGGCATTACTAGCTCCGTTAGTTAGGGTTATAGCTTATTTCGCCAGTAACAGGATTATATTCAATTCCTGTATTACCTAATGCAAAATTACCTGACTGAGTTTGCTGGGCAGTTTGAGTTGTAGAACCACCTGACCTTTCAGCACTCAACAAATCAAACAGACCTTGATACTGCTGCTGTCTAAGGGCGTTTTTAAGAGCTTCAAATCCCAACTGGGATTCTATTGCAGATTCTGCCAAACCAGCCCCTAAACCTAGCCCAGTAGACTGCAAAGTAGCTGCTAGGCGTGAAGCCTCCAGTTGTGGAGTTAACGTCCTTAGTAACTCTTGCTGAGGGGTGTAAGCCGTAGGTATAGCTGATAATCCAAGCTGACCCAATAGGCCCATTCTACCTCTAAACTCACCCAAACCCTGTAGGGTCTGTTGAGATTGTAGGGCTTGCTCAGCACGAGCCTGTTCCATAGCAGATACGGCAGACCTAGCGCGTTGCTCTTCTATGGCTTTATTTAAAGCTAGTTCTTCAGGAGTACCACCAAACATAGAGGTACGGACACCACCCCTACCCTGACCTAAGAGTCTTTCTTCTAATTGAAGTCTGGCTCTTTCTCTTTCAGGAGCCTGTACAGCTTCTAGTCTACCAAATATATCTGCTTCTCTCGTTGCTCTAGCAGCAGGGTCTTGAGTCAACATACCAATAATATTAGTCTGCTCCTCACCCCTAGCCATAGGGTCGCCCAAGAAATCAAAAGCACCCTGACCAAATCCGGTCAAAGACCTTTGTAATGCAGCTTCTTCCGGGCTTAGAGCTAACTCAGTGCCTGTTTGGGATATAGTAGCAGCAGAAGGTTGACCAAATACATTCGTTCCCGTGACAGTAAATGGTTTGAACTGAGACTGTCTTCCTACCTCACCCAATAAGCCGCCTTCATAAGTGGGTAAATCGGTAGCGCCACCAAAGAATATGTTAGCTTCTTGACGGGCTTGGCCTATGTCTTTAATAGCTTTATCAGTCAGCATACCCTGACCTAAAGCACCTATAAGACCTGCTCCAGGACTACCAAAAAAACCACCACCGCCTTGACCAAAACCAAATAAATTTGCTGCTCCAGCACCAAGGTCTTTATAGTCAACAACGCCGTCTTTGTTTACGTCAAAAATTGACATTAGTAAGTCCCTCCATCAATAGTGCCAGTAAATGTTCCTGACACTGTGAGGTCAGCAGCAGTCGTAGTCCCCGTAAATGTCGGGGCAGCTAAATTAGCCTTAGTAGCTACCGCAGTTGCTATGTTATCAAATTCGGTGTTCACTTCTGTTCCCTTCACCACCTTAGCAGGATTTCCTGACACCAGGGCATCCTTGGCGGCAAAGTTAGTTGTCTTTGTATAGTCAGTCATTAGACAATCCTTCCAAGTAGTGCATGAATATTAAATTGTTGTATAGCTATAGACTTACCATCTACTGTAGTCTCCACTCCTACGGATACGACAGCACCAGAACCAGAAGTATTTATCTTCTGTCTGTTAATTAGGCTTAATGAAGAGGAATACTCAGCTTCAGTGTTGTATTCAGAGATATTGTATTGAGCAGCGTTATTAGCAGGTAAGACATACGCTTGTTTTTTATAAGCATTGGAATAATCGTAGGCCCAGTTCAGTACAACTGTAGCCTCCGCTCCATCAAAGGTAGTTAAGTTAACTTTCTTTAGAAATTTAAGTACGGAGCTATCCCCAAATGCTAGGGGATGTGAGAAGTAACTTAGCTGATAGGAGCTTGTCCCGTCTGTATAACTATCATACTCGGCGATGCCAGTTGCGTTCCCAAGGTAAATAGTGTCATCCACCAGATTAGTAAAACGCAGTGGTGCCATGCTAGACCAAGTGGTTGCTCTGTATGAACCATCTTGGAGAGGAAATCTCGTATCAAAGACATACACCGTCTGAAGGACGGGAAAGTTAACCAAGACAAAGGCTTCTTTAGGAGAGTAATGTAGAGAGATGTTACCTGTTTCACTAGCTACCAGATTTTTAATGTCATTGTTGACGTTCTTAGATATGTCCCCAATAGGTGAGGACTTTTCTTGAATTGTTCTTGCCAGACTTCTTACGCCTGAACGGTCTAAAAAGATTAAATCCTTACCCGTAGATACAACTGCGTCCCTAGATACACATCCTATATTAGATATGGTGTCTGAAAGAGTCATAGAAGCAGGACTATCAGCACCTTCATAGATAACTATTGAGTCCTTACCAAAGATAACTAAGAACCCGTTATGAGCAGCTAGGGCGACAATCTCATCATAGCCATTGGGCCATACCTTAGATATGTCTATAGAACCTGTAGACC